TGCCTGGAACATTACCAGGGTTTTTAACTAGCTTTGGTTTAGATTTATTATCAAGACCACCACAAGGTGGATTACTTTCTACAGTAGCAGCAGCTGCAAAAGGACCTTTTGAAACTCTTCAAGCGGCAGAGTTAAGAAGAGGTGAATTAGAAGGTGAACGAGCATTTAAGAGAGAACTATTAGAAACAGAATTAGCAGCTAAAAAAGAAATAGCAGGTATGAAATCAGATGATGATTTATATAAAGCAACTGTTGCAAAATATATAGAAGATGACCTACCGCCTTTAGCAGCAGAAAGAGCAGCTAAATTTGAAACTGAAACTGCTGACGATTTAAGAAATCAAGTAGATGACTTATGGTCTATGACCCACGGTCATTAATGATATACGAAAGGGAAGATGGCAGCTTTATTAAAATTTGTAACTGTAAGTATGGCGATATTAGCTGTGCTTGTGAATTGGCTCATTAGTCCATTGACAGTATACTTAGTAAGACGAGAAGAAAGGAAATACAATGAAGTTAACAGTAGTTAGAACACAATTTGGAAAAGATGCTACTAATGGTATGTTGTTAATTGATGGTGTATTTGAATGTTATACACTAGAAGACCAATACCAAGCAGTAAAAGTTATGCATGAGACATGTATACCTGAAGGTACATACAACATAAAGTTCAGAAGAACAGGTGGATTTCATGAGAAGTATAAGAAAAGATACGGCAATGCACACTATGGTATGTTACATTTACAAGACGTACCTAACTTTACCTACATACTAATACACGCAGGTAATACCGATGAGCATACTTCAGGTTGTCTTATTGTCGGAGAAACTCAACAAGACTTAGACCTAAGTGATGACGGGTTTATAGGACATAGTGGCAAGGCATACACAAAGCTATACAATAAAGTAGCAAAAGATTTGTTACTTGGAAAGTCAGTATCAATAGAGTACACAACTATAACTAAGTTATTAGAGAAGCCATTATCAAATGCATCAACAGATGATGTTGTTTTGTCAAGGACCGTTATGGAAAAACTTGAAGAGATTAATGGGAATGTACTAACAGTAGATGCTAGAATTAAGGGAAGGTTAATAACATAATGTTTGTAAGAAATAAACGTGCAAGAAATCAAGATGGTACATTCAAGAAGGATGTCAGGTGGACACCTTGGTCTGAATCATGGGAGTATAAAATGAGCGAAGACCTTAAAGATATGTTAGAGCGTACAGCTTGGACATTTGTAGAGGCGTTCATCGGTGCCTTGACGGTTGCACCTCTCGTTGGTGTAGAAGCTGAAACATTACAGCTTGCTGCATTAGCAGGTGGTGGTGCAGCATTAGCAGTTGTTAAAACATATGCTAAGAAGCAAATATCCGGTGGCACTCAGAAAGCGAGTAAGTAAATGCCACACAGTAAAGGTAAAAATTCTTTAGTCGCTAACATACATAGGCGTAAAGTGCAAGGCAAAAGCCGTAGCAAAAAGAATACAACTATAAGTAAGAAGGCTTACAATCAAATGAAACGTGGTTGGAAGTAATGACAATAACTTACAGAGGTGAAAAGTTTTCAGGTTACAACAAACCTAAAGCTACACCTTCGCACAAATCTAAATCACATGCTGTATTAGCTAAGTCAGGTAATCAGGTTAAGTTGATTAGATTTGGGCAGAAAGGCGTTAAGGGTAGTCCTAAAGGTACAAAAAGAAACAAAGCTTTTAGGGCTAGACACGCTGCTAATATCAAGAAGGGTAAGATGTCAGCTGCATATTGGGCAGCTAAGACTAAGTGGTAGAACGTCTAAATTGTAAGACGTGTGGAAAACTATTAGAGATAAAAAGACGAATTAAAAAGTGTGTTAATCTAGGTTGTATAGATTACAATAAAATAAAAAGGAGACAACGTGCCAATAACAAAAAAAGGTATGAAGAAAGGTTATAAAGGTGGGAAACGTGGTGGAAAAAAAAGAAGATACTAATATATTTAAAAGCCCATCATCATTAAAACGATGGGCTTTAGACTTATCAGATAGTTGTGGTAGTGTAATAGCTAACAAACCTTATGATATGGAACAAGTTCAAAAACTTATTGATAAGTTTGTTAACGATTACAACGTCAACTTAAAACCTACTACTAAGATTACTAAGACTTAGCTTCTTTCAGTTTATCAATCCATTGACTAGCAATCTTCTTAGTCATCTCTCCTGAATTAACAAGAGCTTTAGCTTCTTGTGCTACTAACTCTGCAGCACCACCTTTATCTATACACTCATTGATAAGTGTGTCCATAAAGTTAGCTTGTGGTTCGCTCATTGGGTCGTTCTCCCATGCACCACTTGGTATGTCTGCCATTTCATCTCCTTCTTTTAATGTAAAGACACTTCCGACTTTTTCTTCTACGGTTTTATCTTCCCATGGTTTCATCTTGCTTCCTTCTTCTTTGTATTTCATTACAAACTTTTCAGCTTCATCTAAGAATTTACCTTGTGTACCTGTGTCCCATGACTCTATGTCCTTGGTTGCACCGCCAATAGTTACTTTGTTATATGCAAATTCATATGTTGTTTTAGCAAACTCTTTGTTCTCATCACACATATTAAACACTAAGTTCTTCATGTTTGTTTGCACTCTAAGTTCTTTCACAGGTTCAGAAGGGACATTCTTCAATGGTGGTTTTTTTTTAGTATCTTGTGTCTTACTCATTTCCTGTTGGGAAGGTCTCTTTTTATTACTACCTTGATACTTCCAATTAGCTAACCCTCTACCAATAGCAGAGGTTTCGCAGTTCTCTACCCATGCGTCTTTGTTAGCAAAGCCACCTTGACCTTGTGTCTCTTGTGCTATACCTGTAGCAACAAGATTGCCATCATCATTATGTATGTATGCTTTAATGGTTACACAACTACCATCATCTGTTATATGTACTACATCTGTTGTAATACAACCATTTGGATTATCTTTCCAAAATGCTTTTAATCTATCTTCGACTAATTCATAGTCATCTAAATTGAATTTCATAGTTCCCTTCCTTATTAAAGTTTAACTTATCTTTACACGTTTCATGGTAACGTAGTTAACTTTGTTATAGTTTATGCACATCATGTTCTTACAAATTAGATGACCATGCAGAGTGGTTTTAGTCCACCCGCAACTCGCACATATTGTATCTGATGTACACATGTCTCTTTCATGATAGCAGGTTATTCCAAGTTGACAAGGTATTCAGCAGTAACACCTTTGTCAGGTTTAACAAATAGACAAAACTGTGAAGGTCTACCCATAGATGCTAGCTGTTCTTGTGCAAATGTATTGTAGCTTTCGGTACTACCATTACACCAAAATCTAATATCATTAATGTATTGTGTGTTAGGTGTGTGAAAGTGTCCTGCTACTGCGTAATCAAAGTCTTCCATAAGTCCTTGACTTGCTAATGTTTTCCAACCCTGTATCTTTTTACCAAATCCATACCATGGAAACCCTGCGAATCCACGTACTTGGTCACCATGAAACATAAAAAACCTAGACTTCTTACCTAAATCGGCTACTGTATACCACGCTTTCTCACCTTTTTTGTACGCTAAATGAAACTTTAACCTCGGCTCATTAACAAATATTTGTTTAAGTATGTTACCTAACATAGCATCTGCATTTGTTTCAGGGTGCATGTCTTTACGACTTCTACCACCTAATGCACCATGATTACCTATAACCCAATGACACTCTACTTCATCAAAGTGTTGTAACAATCTATTAAAGAAACCATGCAAGATACGTGGTCCATCAACTGTAACCTGTGCGTATAAAGAACTATCTATTAAGTGTGCTTGTCCGGGAAATATTAATTCACCTTCTACTATGTCGCCTAATGCTAAGACAACACACTTCTTAACCGTATGACTAGCACGTTGTATGTCTGCTATATCACATATCTTATCTGCATATCTAAGCACACGTTCCTCTGCAACAGCAGTTGAATACGTTGGTGTAATCTTTGCTAGTTGTATATCGCTTAACAAGGGCACACAAATCTCTTCATGTTTAGTTTTCTTTTTACTCTTGGTGGGAGGTTTCACAGGGCGTAAATCTAGTTCTGCTATATTGGTTTGTATAGCTTCGTTCATAGCATCAATCAAATCTAGTTTCTTGTCTTTCAACCTATCTATTTGCTTACGTTGTTTCTCAATTATCTTTTTAAGTTCATCAACTTTTTCACTTGTCGCCTCTGCGATTAAATCTACTAACTCGTCTTTACTCTTTTTGCCCATTTGCTTATCGTACTTTCATCTACTTTAGTTCCAAAGTTTTCTCTAAGGATTGTTGTTACTACACTAGGAGATATGTCTTTTCCTAATTTGATTTGTTTTTCAAGCTCATCTATAAACTCTTTAGCGTCATCATTTAATCGTGCGTAAAAGGTTTTGTTAAGACTACCAACTGTTGCACGTTCTATGAGTTCATTGATTTCATGGTTGTCCATGTG